ATGAAACCAATCGGATGCACTTCTGCAATTACGTTAGATGTTCCACATAGATCTGTATCAAAACGTGTATCAACAATAGCATCGGATAAAGATGTAGCACCTGCAGTTACAGTGATCTCAGCAAGACAAAGCTCATATGCTGCTGAATCTCGTGTTAATTCCGGAGCTGCCGGAGATGATGCAGGCTCACCTGTAAGCACCGCAACCTCCATCAATCGGTTAACCAAATCCAAACGCAATACAATTCTATCAATTCGGCTTAGGCTTGCATTTGCAGGTTCTAGCGTAAATTCTTCCATACTTGTAGAGTTATATACTCTACCATCAATAACCGCCTCTCCAGGATGAACGGCAGCGATCAGACCGCCTTTTTTACCATCAACCTGCAGAGAATCCTCATTTTTCAGCAAAATCCCATTGGAGAAAAATGCAGAGAAATAAGATGCAAGGGTTTCCGCATTTGCAGGCCTATCCGGTATTCCGCTTGTCACAATGCTGTTAAACGGAAAATAACTTTTTGCCATTTCTATCTCTCCTACTCTTTGAGAATGTCTGCAAGAGTAGGCTCCGTGGTTCCAAAATAAATCACTATCCGGCTGCCGTTGCCATCGTCAACCTCTTCAACCTCTGTTATTCTTGCAGAAATCTCTTTATTCCATCTGTTATCAATAACTGTTACTATGTCTCCCAAATCAAAATCCTGCTTATATACTGCGGTTTCACTATCTGCAACTGTTCCGGAAAAGTTTTCCGCCGCAGGTGTGATAACCTCCAGGCCGCTCTCTGCAAGTAGTTCAAGGTATTCCGCATCCGTCATACCCTCTTCACGCCCGGATCTCGCATCTACATAAGTTTCATAGCGCTCCAGGCCTGTTTCTCCGTTATCTACTTCTATAACTGTACGATCAGCACCCTCGCCCTCTCCTGCAACATACGCCGCAGTTACCTTTGATACTTCATTGTAGGTATATTCTGAGCTTTCTAGGTTATCGTACTCCTGGGAAAATATAACCCACGGATTTTGGATTTGTTTCTTTGACCGATCCACGCCCTTATAGGTGTGGAATTCCATATATGTTCTTTTGAATAGGATCTTAAATCCTATTTCTGCAACCTGCGCAACCTTTCCAATATAGCTGAGCAGATTTTTACCTGTTACCTGCAGCCTGGTTTTTTCTGCTGTATCAGCATCCAAAACAGGCATTTGCAGGCCAGGAATAACCCTATTTTCTGTTGTGTTTACGCAGTTATTTTTTACAAGGCTATGCATTGCATCACGATAGGATAAATTCATGGTTGTTTGCTTTGGAATAATCCTCCTCGCCAGGATTCCTGTGAGGAAATATCCGCTTGCCTCTATGTTTTCTTTCCCATCTGCATCTCTTTTCAAATAATAACTGTCTACAATGCCGGCCTCATCATCATCCGGTTTATGGATAATCCTTTGTTCCTTAATCAATTCAAGGTTTTCAGATGTAGCCGGCAGTTTCAGCTTGAAAACGCCGGATGTATAGTGCTTTCGATGCCAAATTAAAGAGGTAAAATCATCAATTACTCCAATCTTTTCAAAATCCGTATTTAATACTATGAGATTCATGATTACACCCCCACATATAACGGTGTATAGTTAATCTTCATGTAAAGGCTATCCTCTCCGGATTCTGCTGTATATCGGAATTCATTATCACCCTCATCAAGCTGTAGGGATAAATTTGAGCCATCATCAAGATAATTGAAATAGTTTACTCTTTCTCCATTTCGGATCAGTGTAACCCTTTTTTTCTTTGGCACCGTGCATATTTCTACAATATCTCCATCCATCAGATCTGCGTTAATCTGCAGATATTCAAAGGTTTCAGTATTGAATATCTTTGGATTTTTCACACTGCCCACGGCTCTAAATTCTACCGTCATTCCTAAAGGAATATCGCCAGGATTAAAGATATTAACCGTATAATGAGGATTGATAATTCCTAAAGCAATGCCCTCCTCGTACAGTACAAGAGGAAAGTAAAAGTTATCCGTTACATTCCTTAGATCCGCAATACTTTCCTCTATTGCCTGCCAAAATGGAGAAGTGCATAGTAATGATACGGTTGCAATTAAAGGCCTGCTCATCGGCGGTATTTCTAACTTTTCAGTATAGCAAGGGATTTGAACATCCCAACCGTCAGATTTATAATGCAGCATTCCCTCTCTTTTAACCTGGAATACTTTATAGAGTTCTTTCTTTGCCTCTGTAATATCGCCACGCAAAAGGATTTTTAACACTATATTCCTTTTCGGCACACTGGCAGATAATAAAGAGCTGCCATCATATCCCGGCGTGTGTTCGGTGTTAATCTGAGCATCCGGAGCGCTAACTCCATCGATTTCATAGAGTGCAAAATTGCTTTCTAATCCATCCGATATTCTCAAGCCCTGTCCTTTTTGGTTTTCGTAGTCAATAAAATAAAGCATTATCTACCCTCTAATATCATTCTATTTGCGATTTTCGTTTGTCTGTATACATCATACTCATTCAATGCCTTTGGGCTTGAATTGTATTGGTTAAAATATACCGTTGTTCCGCTTACGCCCTGCACATCTGTGCCGGATCCGTTAGCAACCGCACCGGCAGATATTCCGCCGATTAGGTTTAGATTTGGCATATTCATAGAGGCTGCATCAAGCACACTCTGAGAAAAGCCTTTAACCGCTTTTGTTGCTACGGCTGTATTCTTTTTCACACCATCCGCCAAACCTAATACCATGTTTTTACCGATTACGTCACGCATTACACGAGATGGAGATTTGATGCCGAAAAAGTCTTTTAAGCCGCCTAATACATCATCGCCAAAGCCTTTGACTTTTTTAATAACCCATCCGGTCATATCATCAATACCATTCCATAATCCTTTAATGGCATCTTTGCCAACATCTAGCATTTTTCCAGGTAAATCCTCAACCGCTCCGGTAATCTTATCTTTGATTCCGGTTGCTGCCGTTTTAACAGATCCGCCCATTTTTACAATTCCATTCTTAAAGAATGTAAATATAGATTTACCTAAGTTAGCCCATCCAAATGCCTGGATTACATCAACGATTGCCTTAACGATTTTAGGAACATTTGCAACTAATGTAGGTATAGCCTGGATGATTCCTTTTACAATCGTTAAAATGATATTTACCGCAGATTTTAAGATTGTCGGCGCATTATCATTGATAACTCCTGCAAAATTGCTCACAATCGTAGGCACTTTTGATATAAGCACCGGCAAGGAATCCATGATGCCCTTTACAAGGCTTTGAATTACATCGAGCCCGGATTGTATGAATTTTGGCGCATTTTCACGCAATTTTGCTACAAATGAATCCACTAGCGTTAATGATTGCGTAATCAGAGTAGGCAGATTTGTTTGGATTCCTGTGGCCAGGTTGCTCATTATGGATAATGCTGCGTTGAATAATTTAGGCGCTCCGGTTGTGATAGAGTTCACAATCCTATCTAAAACCTGGGCCCCAAAATCGCCTAAACTCATCTCTCCCTTAACTACGGAATCAAATCCGGTAAATAAGGAGGTAAATGCGTTAAGTGTTTCTGCAGCCTTATTTTTAAGGATAGTCATTACCGGCTCAGCCATAGCGCCAACCCTGCCCATGCTTTCATTTAGATTATTCTGCGCCTCGTTAGCCGCCAGGATATCAGCGTTATTTTCTTCATACGCTTTTCCTGCAGCGCCCAGGGCCTCCTCTGTAATTTTCAGCATGTATGCCTGTTTTTCCGCCTCTGTCTTGCAGGCTGCAAGCCCTGCGTTAAAGTCATCAACGCTGCGGCCTGTGCCCTCGAGCATCTGCACATATGCCCCTGTGGCCTCATTCAATTTCAAGGTTTCGTTTGCGGATTCAAAAAATGTTTCCGGCTGCAATGCATCCCCAAAACGGCTAACCACTCCGGATGCAAGGCCTGCCCATTTAGCAACATCCTTTTCCGAATCTGCCAATAATGCAATCTGCTGAGCCGCCTCTACGGATTGATCTGTTTCTCCGATAATGCTATATAATTTTTCATAGGCACCTTTCGCAATGTCTGCAGAATGTCCGGATGCGGAAAAGGCTGCATCTAATTTGCCCATTTCGGTACGGTATTCCCTTCTAGCCTCTGCCGTTGCAAAAAACGCTGTAGCTAACGCCGTAACAGATTTAGCAAGTGCTACCACACCACCTGCAGCTAATGATTTTGCTTTTCCGCCAAAGCTATCCGTACTAGATCCTAAATCATCAAGCGCTTGATCTACATTTTCAAGCTCACGGCGGTTTTTTTCCAATGCCGCTGTTTCATTGTTAATTCTTACTTTTAAGTTAACGGCCTGGGCTGAGTTTTCTCCCATTTCCGCAGCTACTCTTTCGTATTCCTGCGTTAGAGCTTTTACTTTTTCCTGCTGCAGATCTATCTTTGCGTTTAACTGGTTCTGCTTAGCCGTTAATCCATCTGCATTATCTGCCCAGTTTCCCATACCTGCAGCCGCTGCCTTAAATTCGGAATCTGCTAACTTCATCAAACGATTAGCTTGGGTTATTCCCTTTTGCAGGTCATCAATATCAATGGTAAATTTACCGCTGACTTCATTTTGGTTGTTCGCCATTTTTTCACCTGCCTTTCAGAAAAAAGTGAGGCTCAAAATTGCGCTGTGAGCGATTTAATTAGCCTTTACCTTACTAGGGCCCCATGTAATTTAGTACCAGGAGGCCTGGTCAGCATACACTTTTTTCCTTTTTTCCTTTTTCGCTGTTTTTTCTGTGGTTCCCTTTCCTTTTTCGCTCATACAGCAAATGAAATTTATAACATCCTCTGCATCTTTTTCATCCAGGATGAAAAAATCTAACGTATTTGGGAAAATGGAGCACACATCCATAGACAGCTCAAAGAGTGATTGTTCTAACGATTGCGATGAGCCGGCACTAACCGGATCATCGCTTATCAGTTTTTTGCCATTCTATCCGCAATATTCATGGCCTGTTCATAGCAGCTAAACAGATCATCAATATAAGCATCATCTAGATCCTCATCTGTGATGGATGGGAAAATCAGTTTGATAACCTCCATTACAAGGTTAACCGCCTCCTCATCACCCTCATCCATCTTTTCAATGTCCTGCCTTTTGGCCATGATTGCCTTAAATGCTTTCCACTTCAAGCCGTAGCTTAAAAATGTTTTTTTCACTTCTAAGGTATCATCCTCATAAGTGTTTAACTCGATTGTATTTTTAATAGTCTGCATCCTCTTCACCTCTTACTTATTAAACAGTTTTAGCAAGTGTTTCAAGGTTATCCGGCGTTACAACCTGCTCAAACCACTTTGAATAATCAAGTAATCCATCTC